GAGTAAAAAATTTTCGGGGCGTAGCGCAGTCCGGTTAGCGCACCTGGTTTGGGACCAGGGGGTCGATGGTTCGAATCCATTCGCCCCGACAAAAAGGAAGTAAAAGACCTTGTAAATCAACGCTTTATGCGAGTTACAAGGTCTTCTTTTTTGTCTTTCAAGTCAATTCTCGACTTTCCTTCACATAATATTCAGTCTTCCTACACATGAAATTGATCTTTGCGTATTGAGCACATGAGTGAGCAAAAAGTGAGCAAAAAGTGACTTTTTCTCAAAATTACGATTTTGCTCACTAAAATCTCTGTAACTCTTTGATTGATACAAAGATATAATTTAGAAACATTCCAAATAAGTGAACAGGCGGTTATCGAAACGAAAAAAATAGGTGACATGCTCACTGATTTGCTCACTGAATATTATATAAAGTTCTGTTATACAGACATTTATCATGTAATATTAACCAATTAAACTTATAATTATGCGTATTAGCTTTATTACACGACAACACAAAAGCGATGCTGCACCTAAATTATATGCTCGTATTGCTCTTGATAGTTCTAAAACAGAAGTCGTAATTGATGGTATATTAGATAAGGACTGGAAAACGAATAATGATATTCGTAAACTTCAATCTAAAGCTCAAGATCGCTTTAACGAAATCTATAATCTACTTGTATTGCAAGATATCAAACCTACAGCAGAACTTATTAAGCAATACTACAGAGGTAATACTACCTTAATTAAACCGGTCATGCTATCGGAATTATTTGATATCTACGTTAAATCGCAATTACTTCCTAAACTTAACAAGAAGAAAAATAATTCCAAAAAAACAGAAATTGGTCAAGAGCATTTTAACAAGTTCCTGCTTCTGAAAAATCAGCTTAGAGATTTTATGGATATATTTTACGGAATAGATGATATCGTTGCTAAAAATGTGACCAAAAGTTTTATAAGTGATTTTATTACTTACCTGGAAACGGCTCCTACGAAAAAATATAAGACCTATTCTCACAACTCAATGGTTAAACATTTGCAAAAGCTTAAGAGTGTTTTTCAATATGGTATTGACATCAAAGAGTGTGTTACTAAAAATCCTTTCGCCGGGTTAGAATTAAAAACCGAAGAAACAAACCCTGTGTTTTTGACAGATGATGAGATTATTAGAATTGCAACCAAAAAATTAGGACCTTCTTTAAATGTTATTCGTGAATTGTTCTTGTTTCAATGCTTCACAGGATTTTCTTATGCTGAAATGTGTGCTCTTAAAAGATATCATGTAAATGTGGAAGAAGGTTATATCATGAAGCCAAGAGAAAAGTCAGATAAACCTTATGTGGTACCACTCTTTAAATATACCTTATACCTTTTGATGAAATATAACTTTCAATTACCCGTTAAGAGTAATCAAAAACACAATGAGTATTTAAAAGATATTGGAAGCTTGTGTAATATTCCTATTGAAAAGAATTTGACTACACACGTAGGAAGACATACTTTTGCTACCACAGTCAGTCTCAATAACAACGTTGATATTGCAATCATTAGTAAAATGCTGGGTCATTCTAAACTATCAACAACAGAGCATTATTCAAAATTTAATACAAAACTTGTATTAAGTGCTGCTAAGGATCTGGAAAAAGCGGTAGATCAGAAATATACATCTTCCTTATTCTCTGAAATTGATAATATTAATTCTTCTGAAAATTAATAATGTAGAAGTAATTAACCATGAATTTAATTGTTCATAAGAGTTCTTATTCTACAGTTTGTTTAATTAAAATACAGGCAATCAATAATATAATAATTCGTGCTCTACAAAATGCAAACAAAGGTATCTTTTTAATGAAAAATTAATTTCAAAATATTGTTGCTTTATGTAGAATTTGACTTATATTTGCAGAAGTTCCGAACGGTATTATTAAGCGAACTATTAAACCCACCCTTTATGAAACAATTAAATAAACATTATCATGAAGCCACACAAATTATCGGAAGAAGACGTTGACAAATTACGAGTAATGCTTCAAAGCGGTAAAACACCACAAGATGCTGCTAATTATTTTGGTTTAGCAATCAGTTCTATTCATAATTATAAAAGGAGAATGAAAGAACAGAATATTGAACTGCCAAATGTTCATGGACAGCGTCCTAAAGGTATCATCAAAGAAAATATTGTTAACATGTTTTCTGATGAAGTACCTAATCTTAATAAGTATCTACATCTAACGATTAAAGGTATTCATATTTACATCAACAATACAACTACTAGTGTAGTAATTAATGATGATACTATTATTATAGGTTAAAGCAAAGATTAAAAAGAAACTTTTTTAAGACTGGTAGTTAATAGCTACCAGTCTTTTTTTTGTAGATTTTATTTTCCTTCCTGAAATATTAGCGATATAATGCGCTTAATTTATAGAACTTGTTTACCTTTGCTCTACAATTGTATAACTTCGCATCATTCTCTTAAATCCTATAAGAATGATCGTCAGTTTAGGTTATGGTAAACAAGTTGAAGTTAGTGTTGAACAATATCTTACGATGTCAGATAATGAACTGCTCTTTCTAACAGGTTATAGCAATGATTTTGAAATATCAGATCCTTTTCAAGGTTCTGTTTTAGACGACGGAGAAGTAAAAAGTTCTGAAGATTTTGATGAAGATATTGAAGATCCTTTATTAGAAGAACTCATGAAACCTAATCCTAACGAGAGATTAAGTAGCGCTGACTTTTTAAACGCAGATGACTATTAATAATAGTAGTAATGATAAATAGATTAAAGTCTGTCTCCCGGAAAAGACAGATACTTAATAAAGAATACTCAATTTTAAGAAAGGAATTCCTTTCGAAACCTGAAAATAAAATTTGTTACGCTCGCTTACCAGGTTGTACCGGGAACGATCCGTCTAAACTTACAATACACCATAAAAGAGGAAGAGAAGGTAGCTACTTTTTAGATATAACTCACTGGATTGCGGTGTGTCTGCATTGTCATGATTGGATTGAGCGCAACCCTTGGCAAGCAAAAGAATTAGGACTTAGCGAGTCCCGTCTGATTAACAACTCTTTAAACTAATTTACACTAAATGGAAGCTAAAACTATTAATTACGTAGGCTATTACTGTCTGGGTGCTTCAGATTCATTTGAAGCTACTAATGAGCAAGGATTATGTGTGTGGATGACAAAAAGACCAAAATTGCTAAAACGAATTATGATACATTACCTATTTGGTGCAATCTGGATTGACCGATTTAAAACTAAAATTATTAAACCAAGAATTTAACATTATGAATAACCGCGAATGCATTCAACAACAAGCATTAGATACTATTATCCCTCTTAAAAGATGTGGAATTAATATATCAATGGGTGTCGGAAAAACCCTTATCGGTTTACGTCACATGGACCTTCAGTATAAAGTAGGTTGTAGAAAGTTTCTTGTGGTAGCTCCGAAGTTGAATATTTTCGTGGTATGGAAAAGTGATGCTCAGAAATTTGGATACGAGTATCTTTTAGATTATATACAATTTGCAACTTATCGCGGATTTACTAAACTGAAACCAAGCGACTACGAAGTATTATATCTTGATGAGTGTCACAGCCTTTTATATTCTCATGAATTGTGGTTAAACATGTACTCTGGTAAGATTTTAGGTCTTACCGGTACACCACCTAAATATGAACTATCTGAGAAAGGAGTACTTGTCTCAAGATTTTGTCCAATCGTATATAGCTATGACGTAACTGATGCTGTAGATTCAAATATTTTGAATAATTACCGCATTATAATACATCCTTTACAACTGGATACCAGAAAGAATTTTCCAGTAAAAACCAAGAAAGGTGTGTTTTATAGTTCCGAACGTGCTATATACGAATATTGGACTAAGCGTATTGATGATTCTGATTCCAAAGCAGCTATACAGCAAGCTCGCATTATGCGACTACAATACATGCTTAAATTTAATTCTAAGCTACTTTATGCTCATAAGCTTGTACATCAAATAAAGGATAAATGTATCGTTTTCTGTAATACTCAGGAACAAGCTGATAAGATACTTCCTTGTAGTTATCATTCAAACAATATATATTCAGATGTTTACCTGGAAGCTTTTAAAACTGGCAGGATAGACAAGTTAAGTTGCGTATTGTCTTTGAATGAAGGGGTGAATATACCCAACTTAAAAGAAGGTATTATTATGCATGCTTATGCAAACGAACGCAAAGCTTCGCAACGTATAGGTCGATTACTACGTCTTAATCCTGATGATGTTGCAACTATCCACATTCTTATGTATATGGATACTGTTGACACTACATGGGTAAAAGAAGCTCTCGAAAATTTCGATAGTAATAAGATATCGTATTATGGATAATACAGCGATTAAGTTTATTAAAAAAGGAGAAGGTCTTATTCCAGCAACGGAACGGGACTTCTCCTTATTTAATTTGTACAATACTCAGCTATCAGAAGGAAGTATTGTAAATGCTTATTTTGATAAAATTGACTCAGAAAAATCTTTGGGTCAACTTGCTAAAGTACATAAACTTATTCGCATTCTTTCAACCGATACCGGTTATACATTTGATGAAATGAAAAATCTTGTTAAGTTCAGAGCAGGCTTATATGTGAAAATTAATGGTGACATCAATTATAAAAGTTTTTCTGCGTGTTCGAAAGATGAATTAGGATTAGCTATTCAGTCGTGTATAGATATAGGTATAAACACCGGTAGTGTACTTTATTGAGCTTCTTGAACCTCAGAAAGTTCTTCTTCTGCAATGACTTTCCCATGCAATTCAGCTTGACGTTCAAATTCGTAAATAAAAATTAATAAAGTTTCATAGTGCTTAAGCCATTCATCTTTTATCGTGTCTGTCTCAATCTGTTTGTTAGCTTCTTTAACTTTTTCGAGATCTATTTCACCATCCGGTGTAGTACAATTAGTTAAAATGAGATGCTCTGCTGCTCTGCCAATGCGTTCGTAAAAACCTGCTGATACTTCTATTGGGAGTACAGTATCGCCGGCAATGTGTGTGTTAGTCATAACTAGTTTATTAAATGAGTTTTAACGTGTACTCTTTCGTAAAGGAAAGATTACAATTCTAGCTTTAAATGAAAGACAAATATAGAACATAACTCTACAGGAATGACTTTTTGAAGAACTTTTTTTAAAGAAAATTACGTACTCTATACTAAAACATACTCTATGAAACCCTTAATACATCTTACTAATAAACTGTTAGACAATCTAAAAAAAACTACATGGTTCAATTTACTAAAAGCATTTCTCGTCAGTGAAGAGTTCTACAATATAATTTCAAACTTAGAAACTAAAGTAAAGGAAGGAGAACGCTTTACACCTTCTGTGAAGATAATGTTTGAAGCATTTAAAAAATGTTCTTATGATAATTTAAAAGTCGTCATTGTAGGTGAAGAACCTTATCCTCAATTATACGTTGCTGATGGAATGGCATTCTCTTGCTCTTGCACAAATAAGCTTGAGCCGCCTTTACGATTTATTCAGCACGCTATCGAAAGAACTGTGTATCAGAAAGCAGATGATAGTAATCTCAAAGCAGATCTCTCTGATTGGGCTTCACAAGGTGTATTACTCTTAAATCTTGCACTGACTACCGAATTAGAAAAACCAGGTCGCCATCTGAAACTCTGGAAGCCCTTTATAGCATGGATTGTAGATTCAATAGTTGTAAAGAAACCAAATGTTTTCTGGATACTTATAGGTGAAAAGACCCACTATCTTGAAGAACTTTTACCTAATGACATGTACATTTCATTGTCGCATCCCTCTTATAGGAATTTCGAAACTATTAACGACTGGGACTGCAAAAACGCATTTAATCTTGCTAACGATAAATTAAAAGAAAAAAATATCGAGCCTATCGTTTGGTAATACAAGTTCTCTAATTATCTTTGCAACATCTACAATAACTCATGATAACGTCTGATCGAGAAAAGGAGTACAAAGTAAAGCATATCTCAGTTGCTTATAATGAAGCACTTGAGTATATGCGTAAACGAAAATCCGGGGAAATCCAGTCTATACGGACCCCTTGGTCAAAAATGAATCTCGCTTTAATGGACGGTATTGAGTGGAACACTATCAATATAATAGGTGCTCGACCCGCAACCGGAAAAACATTGCTTGCTAATCTTATTACAAGAGAAGCTTTTGCACTTAACCCAGATCAAGATTTTGTAGTTCTTGACTTGCAATTTGAAATGCTTTCAAGAGTATCTGCAATGCGTGAACTTTCTAAGCATCTTGGTAAAAACATGAAATATTTGAATTCCGTCAAAGGCGTTGGAACGATGACAGATGAAGATATGGATGCAGCAGTTAAGTACTTTGAATCTCGTAAACATTTACCTATCTATATTCTGGAGAATCCAATGACTGTAAATAAGCTTCAGATAATGATAGAGAAATTTTGCGATACCATGAAGAAGAAAGTGCTTATCACATTAGACCATTCTGTTTTACTTAAGAAAGGTGCTGATGAGAGCGCAACCCAAGCGATGCTTGCAAATCTGGGAGAAGCACTAACTTATTTAAAGAGAAATTACGAAGTAGCTTTCATCATCTTATCTCAGTTAAATCGTGATATTGAAAAACCGGACCGCTTAAAAGTGCCGCTTACACAGTATCCTATTCCGTCTGACTTATTTGGTGCAGATGCTTTAAATCAGCATGCGGACACGCTTATCATACTTAATCGTCCGTCTAAATTTAATCTTCATCTAT